CTATGGGCGATTATGTGCCTACCGGAATCGGAAACGACAGCATACATTACGGGTATAATGCAGTTGGGGATTATGTACCAATGTCTGTAGGTGGTAAACAAATACATTACGGATATAACGCTTATGGTGAATATGTACCTATGAGTTATTAAGTTGTATATTTATCATTTACATTATCATTGTCATTATCATTATCATTAGGTTTTTTTTATAAGACTTCTAAAAATAACCATTGGTTATTTTAAATAAGATGTTATAAGATGTAAAAATATTTTTAATTCTCTGCAGCCGCTTTAATAATTTGTTAAAATGTTTATAGTGGATATTAAAGGCTTGAGTAGGGCTTTTTGCTTGAAGGGTTGATTGATATTCGAGGACAATATAACTATGTCTTAAGGGGGTTTTGCAGGTTTTGTTGTGGGAGTTTTTATCCAAGAGAGATTTTGATATTATCAAATAATGCAGAATTCAATGAGCGTATAATGCGCACCGGTATTTGTCCAAAATGCAATTCTTTTGTAGTTCAAATAGACAAAAGACGCTATAACGGAACTTGGACATCCGAGACAGCCAAAAGAAAAAAAGCACTCAAATTATACGAACAATGCAGCCCTGATATTATTGGCAATTTTGAGAAAAATATTAAATCCGGTAATCGTTCAAATATGGGGTTCAGATACGGACTTAATACAGAAGTTATTAAAAACGGTGAGTCTACTATTAAAGTTTATGCGGTAGACTTCAACGGCACAAAAGAATTAATAAAATCTATTTGATAATGTATGTACAAAAAAATGGGGTAAATTGTTCAGGTCTCAAATTGAGACCTTTTGTTTTAAATGTTAATTGTCTTCTCCAGCCCAAGATATGTTTGGATTGTTTTCACCTTTCTCTCTCGATTACACACTACTTAACTCCTTTCCTTGGGCTTTCTTTTTTAAAATATGATTCAGGCTATATTAAAATTTTTACTATTTGAGATACCAATTTTTATATTTTCCGGATTAAAATTCATAATTTTTGACGGATATATTACAGACGGTTCTCGTATTTACATATATAAACGCAGACGACTTGCATTAATTCGTAAGCAAATTTTACAAAAATATCTCGAAAGATGTGCAAAAGAAGTTAAGGACGAATGAGAAAAGATTGGACAAAAATACGAAACTTTTACATAACTCACGAAGATATATCATTGAGGGATATTGCGAAAAAATACAAAGTTTCCGAAACAATCGTGTTTAAGCATAGCAGAGAAGAAAATTGGGTTGAACTTAAAGAGGCAAAAACGAGCGAAATTGACGCACAAGTTGAGCAAAAAACCACAGAAAAAGTTATTAACCGGAAAGTCGCAGCAAACGAACTACATAACGAACTTTATGAAAAAGGTTTAAAAGTTGCCTCAAAATTACTTGATATGTATATGCAGGAACTTGAGGCCCCAAAGAAAAAAAAGAAACTTGCAAACGCATACAATCTTGATTTCGTGATGAAGGCAATCGCAAACGCCCAGAAGGGCCAGCGATTAATCCTGAATATCGGCGCTAATGATACAGAAGATACGGAACCTGATGTAAAAATTATAAAAGGTCTGGACGACGATAAAATTTGACGCCAAAATGATACTTTTTTACGGGGGTAATAATGCCAAATCAAAAACGCAAAAATGTCCGAATTTCAGACGAGCAAAGTAAAAAGTTGGATTTTTTAAAAAAGTTATTTGATTGCTCCGAAAATACAGTTTTTAGAATGGCACTTGAAAAATTATTTAAGGATTTTAATTAATGACATTTGAGTACATTGTAGACAAAGAAACCAAAAAACTTTCTAACGACCAAAACGATTATGTTATTAAACGCATAACCGGAGATTTTAAAGAGTATAACAGTCATAGAAGTAAAAATATTTCAATGGCTGAATCGCTCTCTGATGAGATTTTCTTTAACAAAGCGCTTAAGACGGTGGATAAAGAAAACCGTTACGAAAAATGGAAAACTAAAGTCCGGATGTGTAAAGTTTTTATGTTTTATCAGGTTTTAAAAGCGTTTATCTGGAAAAACACTTACTCAAACACAAATTCTATGTTTGATGTTTCCGGTGAAAATATGGAGGCAGATAACGACTCAAACAAACAAAAAGCCAGCCTTGTTGATTGTTTCGAGAAAATGGAATATCAAAAGACAATGGACAAAGTCTTGGATTACTTCTTAATCCACGGCGAATTGATAACATATTGCGCTTGGAAGAAAAAATCAGAGGAAATTAGGCGTAAAGTTAGCGGCCCTGATTTGCTGCAATTAAACAAAAAGGCGTGGGACGCATTATCCAAGGGTAAATATTTCTTTACGGATGAAAAAGTTATTTATGATAACCCGTATGTTTATGCTGTGGATCCGGAAAATTTTGTTTTCGATATTTCACAAAAAGAAAATTGGGATGATTGCCCGAAAATATACAGAAGTTTTAAAATACCTGATGATATTATAAACAACAAATTTTATAATGTTCCTGCAGATGTCGCAGAAGATTTAAGAAGTTTGGCCAAGAACTCGACAACACAAAGCCAGAATGTCGGAGATTTGCAAGATGTAAGCACTAACGGCCGAACTGTTGAAGTATTAGAACATTGGGGAAATTTAACGCTTGACGACGGAACTGTGTTAAAAAATTATCACGCCGTAGTTGTAGCAGGTAAATATTTAGTTAGATTTGAAAAGAATAGCGGAATTATTAATCCCTTTACTTTTGGCGCTCCTATTACGGACCCTGAAACAGAGAGAGGAATAAGTCCGCTTTATTGTACTTTGCCGCTTGCAGAACTCCAAGAGGATTTAATGAGTCGTACTTGTGATATGCAAACGCTACAGGAAAACCCACCGATATATGCGCCTGTTGGGTTCTTTAGTGATGATGAAGTTAAACTCTACCCTGGGAAGATTATAGAATTTGGTGACGGTTTAAGTCCGGACAAAATTAAACAAATGGAATTTTCTGTTGCGGTATTTTTACAGGATATTACATTCTTATCTGATTTAATGGCAGAGACTTCTGGTATATTTCCAAATATGGCCGGAGCAGATGAACAAAAAGCAAAAACCGCCACAGAAATTAACACAAAAGCACAAGGCCAATTAACCAGACTTTCAATGTTGATTGATTATATTAACCAATATGTGATTGTGGATGATGTTAAAAAAGTTGCCAAGTTAAGAGCGGATTTCAAACAAGGTACCGAAAAGATACTTATTGAAAACGGCACGGATAAAGAAATGATAACTGTTGACGACACTATTAGGCAGGGTGAGTATCGTTATAAATATGCTGATAGAACCGCAACAACCGAACGCAGCAACAAGGCTGATTTAGTCGCAAATGCAATAGAGAGATTTGCTCAATATATTCCGTTAAATGTTCAGGAAATATTTACTTGGTATATGGAGCAAAAAGATGTTGAAAATCCGGAGAGATTTATTCAAACACAAGATACTATTCCTATGGAAATTCAACAAAAATTATTACAAATTCCTGCAGTACAGCAGGCTTGCGAGCAATTCGAGGCTATGAAAAATGGCGGCGGCCAGCAGCCCGAAGTACCGCAAGATGTTATACCCGATTCGAGTATACCGGAGGCACAGGGGATTGAATAATGACTGATGAAGAATTAGAACTTTTGCGGCTTAAAGCAAACTTGGCTCAAAATGCAGATTGTAAAGCATTTAAAGAAATTTTATTAAATATGATTTTCGATTATTCTCTCGGAGATATCGAACCTGCAGAACTAAAAGGAATGGTTCGACTTTTAGCAAGAACCAGAGATTGGGATAAACAATTGGACCAGAAGATTAAGAATATAAAAGAAATGATGTAAGGAGTTTTTATGGATTTAGAGACCACACAAGAGAATGTAACTGAAAATTCAGACAATTCCGAAGTTACCGAACAAACAGAACCGGCAGAAATTACCGATAATTCTGAAAACAAAAACACGGAACCTGAAAACACGGAAAACACTCAAGAACAGTTCGGAAAGTTTAAATCATCTGACGAACTTTTGAAGGCTTATTCTGAACTTGAAAAGAAATTCGGGCAGCAATCCACAGAGATTGGCGATTTAAGAAAAAAAGCCGACCTCGCCCAAAAATTACAAGAACAGATTGACTCAAGAAAGTTAGAGGAGGCAAACAAAAGAGGGTTTGAAACAGTCAAAGAATATGAAAATCACAAAGAAGTTTTAAAATTTGAGGCTGATTCATACCGTAAACACATTAATGAATGTGATTATCCCGACGAAATGGAAAAACTCTTAAGAAAATTAGAGGAAGAACCCTCAAGAGATTTAAGAGAAACTATCGAGTCTCAATTTCCGATAGAAACCATTAAAGATATTGCCGGAGACCTAAAATTATTCAAAGGACAACTTCAAAACAGAGAATATGAGGCCCAAAAAGAACAGATTATAGGTTCGGCAAAAGAGTATCTTGATGTCACAGTTCCAAAGTATCTTAAAGAATTTGAAAATCCTGCTTTCGAGGCACTATTTACAGAGGCATTTAAGGCTTACGGTACAGAGTTTGAACCAGATAAATTGGTTAACTTGCTCAATCAGTATGTTGAATATGTGAACACACATAAGGCTATTGATAAAGACATTGAGAAGGAAAACACAGACGCAACCGACGCTATTGCAGGAGTTGTGAACACAGGCGGCAAAGGTGGAAAATCAGGCAATCTGTTTAAGATGTCTGAAAAAGACGCTACCGCAAGATTAACAGAATTAATATAGAAAGGATTTAAAAATGGCTATTGAAACACTTATAAAAACCGGTTTAGAAACAGCCTTCGATAAATATTTTTATGATGAATTA